ACCGTTGTCTGTATGTCTGTCACTGCCATAATTTTAGTAGTGTAGGGAGGTATCGAGCCGCCCTACACTTTATCCGTATATCGAGCTATTACCTCACGAATTTCAGATTTTTACGATGTAGCAAAAGTAGCATTAATTGAACCATCACCTAGCTCGGAACCCTTGAAACTAAATTTCCAGAATCCCTTTTTATCGCAAAACCACGCTATTTCAGCACCAATATTGGTCTGATTGTTAGTCGCAGTAGATGCGATTGCTAGATTGTCGTGTGTTTTTGCTACAGTTACAATTGCACCACCTTTGGTAGCTACTGATTGTGTCCAGCGCTGAAGGTAAGCGGTATCTCCCACTTGCAACTTCACCCCTAGATTATCTACGACTGGACATATAGTCCCCGCTTCGTAGTAATCACCACTAGCATTAGTGAATGTAATTGATTGACCACCATCCGCTTGGGCTGCGAACCTGAAGACGCATAATACGCCAACTGTCGCCGATGGCAATGTCATGGACGCTGCCGCTCCATCACCATCCCATAAACTTTCAACAATTTCCCCATCTCTCAATGCGAATCCTGTATCAGTTTTAGCGTCTGTAGTATCTGCTGCTGCTCGTAATTCAAGGTCATCGTAAACACCACTAAGATAAGCAAATTTATGCTTTACATACTTAGCACTGTTTAATTCCGCATCAAACTTATTTGAACCGTATAATGGACTAGCCATATTTTACACTCCTATTTCCAGATGGCATGGGCTTCAGGCATTTGCCATTCCATACCAGCTTCAGTTTGAATTAAGTCAACCCTACGGTCAACGCCACTATTTTCCAATGTTTGAACACCAACATAAATCGCAGTATCACGATTAAGTCCGTTTCCAACTAATGGTCTATATTTACAATAACCCATATTGCACCCAATCATTTTGACTTGAGTACCGTCTAAGTGAACATTACGAGCAACATTCATAACTCCATAAGGAGTATAAATCTGTGTAATATCTACACCAAAGACGTTCTTCTTTCCACCAACACTAAAGTTAGCTTGCCCAATACCATTGGATTGAGTACCAACTTTTTGTACGTTAGCAGAGAAGTAACCGCTTAGTTTATGCAACCAATTATATACATCGGTTGGAACCATAAACAATGTTGCGTTTGCGTTATTATGTCTAGGGTCTAGGAATTGAGACATGTCATCGAGGAAATCATCTTGTGCTTTCGTGCCAGTTCCACCCATGCCAGAACCACTGAAAATATTCCCATAATTAAGAATAAAATCAACAGCTCCTTGAGTGTACTGTACATCATCAACAGAAGCTTGAGAACCAAACAACAACGATGTTTCAATATCCCATTTGTGTTCAATCAGCTTTTCCCTCCAAATTCGAGCAAACTCATTAGGTTCGTACTTGAGCACGGTTGCGCGAGTAGTATTATCCATCGCAAGTGCTGTTTTCCAAATCTGAGTTAATCCAAACCCGGTTGAGAAAGGCTGGTCTTTCCATGTTTCAGGATAGCCTGTACCTTGACCGTGAGCAGAACCCACAACGTATGACCTAGCTTTTTCAAGCACATTAGCTATATTAGCACTTGAGATAGTTCCAAGTGGGTCGTCCCCACAATAACTAGCCAAATACTTAATACTAGTTGCGCTTGTAGCTTTAACAATTGTTCCTGTAATAGGAGTCCAATATGCCGTTCTTGCTCCACCATCTTCTGCAGCTCCATCCGATAAATCGTGGAAAGTTGCAGAACCGCTCTCATTACTGTGAACAGTATCAATGCGGACAAGAATATAATCATCTACGTCATTAGATGTAACTGCAGCCCCAGTTGTCATTCCACCAGCATCAGAATTACTTAAATTAACTTTAAGTACCTGGTCTTGCATAAAGAATCCAGGCTGAGTGCCAGATTGTCCAACTAGAACATCATTGCTAGTGTTGTTATTTACACTTCCAATATTACCACTTGACTTATAGTCAGTAGCCATTAGAAGTTTAACTTGTTGTCCTGTAGATGTTGATAAAGAAGCATTACCAGTTGTTTTCAACTCGGCTTCAGTAAAAACATTAGAACCACTATCGTATCCAATTACATATGCATAACGCTTATGATAAGACGGTCTACGTTCTGTGAATTTAAACTCGGGGTCGTCGGTAGGCTTTTTTGCAACTTTAGATACAAAACGGAAGAAAGGGTCTTGAGCTATTGATAACTCAGATACTCTATCACCGAAATTGTATTTTCGTCTAAGGTCGCCTGTGTCTTTTGAAGTACCGTCAGACCATGTTGCCACGTCTGAATATGTACTTGCACCAAATACATCAGCCATATTATTACCTTTTATTTAATCGTTATGGCTTAAAGTATTCTCTATTTAAAGATTCTAAATACTAAAAGCCTTTTCTAGTTCACTGTCAGACCCTAATATAGCTTCAAATACTCGGTCGTCTGGAGATTCCTCGACTTGTGTTCCACCCTTTGTTGCTAAAGAACCGGGTTTACCTTGCACTTCACGCATTTTATTATGCATTTCATACCTGGTATTATCGGCAATTTTCTCGTCCCGATTTCTACGATTCATTAGATAATATATATCATCCAATTCAAGTGATTTGGACTTTGCGAATTCAACGAAAGTTTCCCATTCTCCGTCAGATAACTCATGTTTCTGACGAAATGAAGTTTCTTTTGCCAACTTCTGATTTTCTGATCGTTGTCCTTGTAAAGCTGTGTTCAACCTACGTTGGACAATACCATCAATCGTAGCCCCTAGCACTTTTGCTGAATCTGAATCGGGTGTCGAGAACGCATCATCGGCATCAAACATAAAATCCTCAGGAAGTTTGAGTTTTTCTGCCATATTTTGAGGCGTCTGACCTCCGCCCTCAAAATAATTCCTTACATGTTGAATTAAATTGGGGTCGTCACGCATAGCTTCAAGAATTGGTAAATACGGCTCCATCTCTTGTACTTGAGAATTAAGTCGCCGTGCCTCCCTACTTGAATCGCTATACCTTTTTTGAAGGCTCTCAACATTTTCTTGTTGTTCGCCTGTTTGAACTTCACTTGGGCTCGATAGTGTATTATCACTGTTTATGTTCGAGGTTGACGGTAAAGGTTCGTCTATTATACCACTATTGACACTGTTATCTAATTCAGCGAAAAAATCGTCTGAAACAGCGCCCATAACGGTATCTTGAGCTGTCGTACTTTCAGGGGCCTGATCGGCGTTGCCTACTTGTTGTTCATTACTCATAGTTATTTCCTTTTTTATTCACTCTAACTAAGTTAAAACAAAAACAGCTAAAAGTAAAACTATAATTTTACACATGTTTTTGCTTTTTTACTCCAAGTAAATCCACTCTTACACTTCCTTCTGCCACCCTTTTCAGGATGTTCTTTGTTGTGTTCAGACTTACTTACGAGTCTAATGTTAGATTTACTATTATTTGATTTATTGCCATCTATATGATGAACAATTTTTCCTTTAGGGGCATTAGATTTATTCCTATAATGAGTTTGACTGCTTCCATCTTTCCACCTACCATTTTTCCTACCATCTCTCGCCATACTGGAATAACTTTTCTTTTTCCAATTAGCCATTTATTCTTTGCCCTTTTCAATTTTTTCCTTCCCTTCGGCTTCCGCTACTTCAAATTCTGCTTTCATTTCAGCCTTTAATTTTTCAAATTCACTCCTAAGCATTCCCCTCAATAATTTTTGCTCACCAGCAGTGTTGATCACATCTTTTCTAATCTCATTTGAAGCCTGCCCTACCTTCATCTTTATACCAGACTGTACAAGTTGACGCTCTAATGTTTCAATGGTTCCTTCTTTATCCTTAATAGACTCTTCCATCTGCTGTACTTGTCCCTGTAACTGTGAATACATTGACTTTCTTTCAATAACGCTCTTCTTATTTCTAATATCAGTTTCTGCTATCATTGCGATATCATCAATCAATCCAGCCTGGAACCATCTAAAATATTCCTCAAGTAATGCCCACCTATTAACTGGCATCGTTGCTCCTGCTATAATTCTTACATCAAACCTTGCTGATGCATAATCCTTAAACTTTCCAATCGCATCACCATAATCATTATATACTGGTATATTAATCCTTACTTCCTTTTCTTGTTCTTGGGGAGATTGGCCTGCTTCTGGTTGTACTATTCTAAATACTTTCTCTACTGAATAATGAAACTGCGCCATCTGTTGAAACACTCTACCTAAATGTTCTAAACAAGGTTCTACTATACTCCCCATCCATGCTTTTAATCTACGAGTTCCAAATTCATCATTCGCCAATAATCCACGATAAGTTTCAGGTTGATCTTGCGTAAACCCCATCATTGAAGACGGAACACCACTTATATATTCAGCGTCAGCCTTACCCTCTTGAGTTATAGTATAAAAAGCACTGTTAATAGGAGCTGGTAATACAGGAGTCGGAGGAGTGAATCCCTGTCTATACTTTAATAAAGCCCCCGGAGATGAAGAATACTGTTCCCATTCATCTTCTGGCACTGAACCTTCTTCATACATCCACCTTAAATTAGAAGCTAAGTTGGCATTATGAAGCATAATTTGGTGAGATTTATTAATTTCCTGTTGTTTACCAACTAAAGGAGTAACAGCCGACATAGGATAAGGAGTCCCACTATACATATAAGGAATTGGGATTACAGGATATTCATTAATTGGCATTGTATACTCATATAAAAATACATCATCACCAACAGTACATGTTAATATAATACGATTCTCATAGAATTTTACTGCATCAACTATATTCTTCTTAGCTTCTTCACTCTCCTGTATAATTTGAAAATCTTCTTCAGTCATAATTGTTTGTTTTATTGATTCAGCGGCTTCCTGAAGTTCTGAAGTAAGTATCATACGCTGTTCTTCCAACCCTTGAGCTGCCATCTTCCTTGCTTTTTCTAACTCAAGTATTGCTCTTTCAGGTATTAATTCGCCAGCCTCAACAGCTTGACTCAACTCAACTTCCTTCTCCATTAATCCAACTTCGATCTCCTTCTTATGCATCTCCAGTCTTTCATCAACCTGCTCCTTTATTACCTCCATCTCAGCAGGTGATGGAACTACTCTAATAAATACATTACGATATGCAAACTTCTTTTTGGCATATGTTTCATAATATGGTATAATATCATCGTCTTCAGCATCAAGATTTACTCCCATTGTAATATCTTCTGGTTGAATACTTTGAGGATAATGAACATCTCTTTCGGAATAGGATACAGCCTCTGTGCTTTTCGATACCCGTTTGATCTTCGACTTGTAATCAGGTAACATATTAATAAGACTTGACCTTGATAAATTCTTTCTAACTATTATAAATGTAGCATCTCTAAATAAGAAGTCCCTACTAGCTGGATCAACATATACATCATATGGCTCAACTCTATTAAACATAACCTCACCCATACCTCGATCAGCATCTGAATCAATGTCTATAAGAAAATAACCCATACCCTTAGTCAAAGAATCAAGTACAACCTGACTATAAATAGATTTTCCATTAGATAAATACCAACAATAATCAGCAATTTCAGAATGAACCTGTGCAGTATCCACATCATCACCAGTAGCTCCAACTGCTTTCCATCTTGGACTATTAGCAGTTACGAAATACTTCATAATTTCAACAATTGGAGTTACCCTATTAATTGTAAATGTGGGCATCCCTGATTCTTCTAATGCATCAGTTTCTGACTTTGACAGTTGCTCATTTAAATAAAAATCATATCCTTTCTGACTGAGAGTTTGCCATCTTTGCCTATGACTATTATTAGCTCTTTCCCAAAGCTGTTTGTTAATTTGAGCTCTTTTGTTATTTGTTAATCTTGCCATTATTCTCTTATCTCTATATGAACTAAATCATCAAAATTATTATCTTTAATTTCACCATCACTGTCCCAGTCTCCACCCCATCTTG